ACTGGACCCATATCCATAGGTTCTGCATCTTGCAACATGTTTCTAAGGTGATAGGAATCCAAATGTGACGAAGCTTGGTAAGCTGTGTCTCTCATAAAGATCCCATTGTTTAAAACTGGAGTTGCCATTTGTTTGTTATTTATTTGTTATTAAAAGCGTTTAAAAATATTTTGTTGTTTTCTAGAAACTGTTTTTTTCTTTGTGCTTCTAGAAGGTTTCTTTCTTTCTGGTGCTACTGAGGATGTAATCTTTCTTGAAGATTCTGTCTTCAACATCCTTACAGTTTTTTTGTTTGCTTCATTGCTACCTTGACTTTGAATCTTAGTTCTATATCCTTGAGGATCTGCTAGTAACCAAAGTGCTTCAGCAATGAGGTCATGTCTTGGTTCTACATATTGGTACTTTTCTAATAAGTGTCCCAATAAATTAGTAGGTTTACCTGACATAGAAGGGTAACTAGGTTGAACTAAGCCTGTATATAAAAGACCCTGTGTCTTTTTATCTAACTTAACATCTCCAAGTTGACCTACAGATAATGTATTATATACATCATCCATATAAGCTTTCGCTGCATGTTCTTGCTGACTCTTCATTTGTTCTTGTTTAGCTAGTTGTCTAGCAACAATTTCTTCTTGCATTTTATCTAACTTAGGTTTAAATTGATTAGCTTTCTTTTCTAGCTTTTCAATATCCCTCCAAGTTTCTATTTCTTCTTCTATTTCTTCAGGATTACCAAAGTTAGTAGCAGTTAAATACTGCCTTGCAATTTCAGCTTGATGTTGTTCATTAGAAGGATCTAATTCTCTTACTTCTTCTACATGAGATAAAGTTCTGAATAATCCTTTCATGTCAGTTCCTCCATCTGCTACATATTTTGCAGCTATCTGAAGTTCTTGAGGAAGAGCTTCAAAAAATTCTTTAGGTGTATCCTGTCTAATTTTTTCTTCTCTCTGCTGAAAGTTTGCCTCAAATAATTCTCTAAAATCTTTTGCTGAATAATCCTCCATAGGCTTTTCATCATCAAAAGGCATTAAAGAACCTTCTTCAATCATTTTAGATGCTAGATCCATAAGACCGCTTTTATCAAGTTTAGGTCTTCCTCTATCTTCAGCAGTCTCTTCTTGAGATATTAAATCATCTAACTCAGCGATTGCTTCTTCTGTCTGTTCTGCTATTACTTCATCTGAAACAGGCTTTTCTTCTGTCTCAGTTTCTGTCTTTGCAGGTTTGTCAATGAACTCTGTGTCAAAGGGCTTTTCAGTCGCTAAGACATTTGTTGGTTTTTCAGTTTCTTCTTCTGTTGGTAGCATTACATTGCTTGCATCAGGACTTGCCCCAAATATACTATCAATATCTACATCTACCTGACCTACCGTTGTAGTGTCTTGTGTTTCCACGTTGTTGGTTTCTTCACTCATTTTTGTTGGTTTTAAATTACTGTTACTATTAATATACAAATTAACTTTAAAATAAACTTAAGAAATTTAAAAATTTTTGATAAAAATCTGCACTATATAGCTATTTTATTTTTTTGTACAATTTTTCAAGCTCTTTTATGTAAAAATTTCTTTCTTCTGATCTTACTAAAGCTATTTCTTTAATAAAGTTTTCTCTTTCTAAATGACATTGTTTTAAAAAATGTTCTCTTTCTTTATGCCATGTTTCACGCTCTCTTGTTGATCTATCAGATATCTGTTCAATTTTTCTGAGCAACCATCTCTCTCTTGTAATAGCATATACTACCCAAACACCAAGAACTCCGTATTGTGTAAGTATATCAAAAAATTCCATTATTTCTCTTTATCTTTTTTAGATTTAGATTGAGGTTTATCAAATTGATTTTTATTTTCTCTAGCAATTTGTAATTGAGTTTGTGCTACATCTCTTTGAACTTGTAGTTTTTCTCTTTCAATAGCATTCTTTTGATTAGCTTGTGTTTGCCTATTAGATTCTTTTTGTCTAGCCATTTGAGTTTGAGTTTGATACTGTTCTGTTTTACGTATATCATCCATAGCATCTCTATAGTCACTCATTTGATTTTGATTTATGTCAGACATAGATCCATAACCCGCAGCTTTAATCTCAGCAATAAGAATATCTTTTTGTCTATCTTTCTCATCTCTACCTTCTTCATACTCACGTTTAAGTTTTTCTTCTTCTGCTTTAGCTTGAATTTGTTGCTGTTGCATTTCTTGCTGCTGCTGTTGTTGTTGCTGTTGTTGTTGTTGTTGTTTTTCTTCGGAAGCTTTCATTACGCTATTAAGATCAGCAATAGAGTCTGACTGAACAATTTTACCAAGATCATAAATACTAGCACCTGTAGTATTGTTAGTCATTGCCATTTGTTTAAGTTGTTCAAGCACTGCTCTGTGATTAGCATTGGTAGTTGAAAAGATATTTAAATCTCTCATTAATAAATCAGTACCGTTTATTTCAAAATTAACTTTTTCAGCAGCTGTTGTTATATAAGTTAATCTAGTAGATGGTTTAGTTGAATGGTAGTACTGAGCTAAATCAGTTCTCATTTGATGAACTCTTGGCATTAAATAATCACAATGTTGCATGAAATAAGTTTCTGTTTGAGCATATGATGCACTTACAGCTTGTTCTACTCCTGTTGCTGTAGTTTGTGCTATTTGCTGTCCCATTCTTTGAGGATTAACTCCTACAACATCATAAGCTTGTTGTTTAAAGTGATTACCTAATTGAATTCTAGACATAAGCCTATTAGTCTGAGATAGATCTAATTTTTGGAAATGCTGAAAGTTTAATGCATTTTCTGTATTTGTAATAGAAGTATCTAAAGGTAACATTTGGAAATCTTTCATAGCTACATAAGCCTTAGCTAAATTACCTTTACCCCAATCTTCTCCTAATGAATGTCTAGGTAGAGTATTTTGATCTAACATTATTATAGTTCCTAACTCATCAACAAGTATATCTGCTATTTGATTATTTACCATGTTATACCCTATCTGATATGGTTTCATCATATCTACTAATGAAGTAGATCTAGTATTTCTATCTGAAAACACAGACCCTTCTACCGGAAGCTTGCATCCATACAAACTAGAATCTCCTTTAAATTGAAATCTAAGAGGACCTATATTATTTTTATCAATACCTAAATAAATAGGATCTAGTCCTTCAGGATTATTCATACCCCAATAACTAGGAATGTTTGGGCCAATTTTAACACCACCCCATACTTCATTAATCCATATCCAATCTATATGTTCTCCAAATACTAAATTATCTTTAGATTTATTCTTAAACAATCTAGTATCATATTGAGGCTTATCTGTAACTTTATATGCTTCAGTAATTACTTCATTTACTACTTCACCATTTTCCTTTACTTTAGTAAGATGTCCTACTTTTCTTTGAGACTTCCAATATACTGTACAAACTCTAAGTAAGTCATTAGTACCATCTACATAATATTCTTCACCTTGTAACAATAATTTTTCTACAACATCATCACCATACATAGCTTGAGATGATGCTAAAGATCTCCAAGCTAAAGAAGGCATATTTGTATTAGATTCATATGATTTAGTTGCATCATAAAAAGTCCCGTCATTTTGATATCCTGTCATGTTATATCCTATAGCTTTCATAGGATATACAGCTTCTAGTGCTTCTAATTGTTTTTCTGACATAAGATAACCATACTTATCAATTACATCAGCACCTGTCATCATATCAATTTTCCCTACCCAATTACCTTGAGAGATATATCTAACATCAGGAGATTTATGATAAAAAGTAATTAAAGGATTCCATAGCTCTACTTCGTAATCATCCTCCATCATTTTCATATGCCAGAATTCTCTATCTGTAATAAGCATATCACGGAAAGCTCTTTCTTCTAATTCATCTAGTTTAAATCTTTCTACATCAACTTTATGTTGATGAGAAGCCCATTGCTCCACCATAGATCTATAATCTTTTTTAAAGAAAGATTCAATTTCTGGTAATTGTTTTAAAGCGTCTGGAGCTAGTTGTTGTTGAGCTTCTTCAGATTCGGGATCTAAACCTTGTTCTAATAGTGCAGTACCTATTTTTACCTGAGCATCTTGAAATAGTACTTCTTCAACAGCTTGTCTTTTTTGTTCAAGCATTTCATTATATGAACCTTCATCAACTGCTCTATAAGTAAGCTTAGTTGCTCTTTTAGCAAACTCTGCTACAAGTACATTAACTACATTAGGAATAATAGGATAAAATTTTAACTCTAATGCTGTACTATCTTCTTTAGTAAGAATATCAATTATTTCAGCATACTCATTGTCTTCCTCAACAATGTAATCTGTTTTGTCTATAATACCCTTTGCAAGTTTATAATTTTTAGAAAGTCTTCTAGCATTTCTTTTAATTTGCTTTAGACCATTCCACTCTAGCCAGTCTATATTCCATGCTGCCCACTCACCATCTTTATCTTTTGGAGATAAAAATTGTAAAGGTTGAGTTATATTTCCTATTCTATTATGTTCTGCTTTAGCTCCATTTTTGAGCTGCATTGCGTTGAGGACCTGCATATTGTTATTTTAAATTTTTAAAAGCTGACTTCTTAAAAACCTTGCCGTTAACCATTCTTCCTCTTCCCATATTACGAAAAGGACTATATTTTAATTTAAATAAATTATCTGACTTTTGCAAGTTTTTATTGACATCATCAGTGATAGTTCTCTTATTATAACCTCTATTAGAATTTTGAATTGTCATAAAGGCAATTAATGCTGTAAATGCTATTAAACGGTCAACATTGACTCCAGGTTGATATTCTCTCATTTCTTTTAAAAGCATTGGGTCTGGTATTCTTTCTACACCATACTTAGTTCTTACTATTGCACCATCTGGCTTTGTCTCTACATCTAACTCTTCTCTAAGATATTCAATTGAGTAATTAAGCAAGTGACCTTTAAATAGATTACCAGTATTTCTCCAGCCATATTCTTGATATACATTAGTATTAGAACCTAACTCTTTTAGAAATAATATTTGATTCTTTGGTACCAGATACTTTTGTTTTCTTTGTGATATCATATACTGAATAAATAAAGATATGTTATTCTCTATTACTGTCCAGGCATTATACCACTCTATAATCATTTCAAGTTTCTGATGTGTTTTTTTTAAATCATTAAATCTTCCACACCATGTTGCTACAATCTTATCCGGTTCTATATAACTTTCATGTTCTGCATCATTTAGTTTAGTTACTTCTACAGGAGCTTTCATAACATAAATAGAACAGAGAGATTCTGAGGTTGTAGTCTTACCTGCTGATACAGGGTCAATAGAAGCATAATAAGTTCCAAACTTAGGATCCTTTACTGGTCTTTCCCATACTACTAGTGCTCCTTCTTTATTCTCTGATCTTTTAGATATAGGAAACTCTTTTATTGGTTGTTTATTAGTTTCCTTAGCTTTTATTTTAAACTTTTCATCACGGCTAAGTTCTAATAGTTCATAAGCATATTCTTTTTCTTCTATTCTTTTTAACTGAGCTGCTAAAAGATTAGGAGGAAATAATGATTCTTTTCTATAGGCAAAGGCCTCTTCAATATTTCTAGGATGCTGAGATATTCTTAACTGATACTGTTCAGGACTGAGTTCTTTTTTCCACTTTTCAAATTGGTCATTTAAAGCCTCTAATGCTTCTTCAACTTGAGAGTTACCATACTCATCTATAAATGGCGGCATAGACCATTGTTCAGGAATAAATAATCCGGATCTTCCTTCTGTATTCTTTTTATCTATAAGATTAGTTTCTACAGAATAAATATCATTCATTTCAGGATTAAGTATCATATCCTTTAGTGGTTCACACTGATCTAAATCTCCTACTGAACCTGCTGCTATAAACACACCAGTTGTGACCAGACCTGCTCTCATTGCAGGTCTTAAATATTCATATGTGGTATTCATCTTAGGAGCAATTCCTGCTTCCTCATGAAAGAAAAACTTAACTGGTCCTCCTACTCCTGTTGTAGCATCTTTTTCAAAAGACATCCCTTGTATAGTACCTTTTAGTCCTACTTGAGTTTTTCTGCCTCCTTTTCTTACTTCAATCTTTTGCTGCCACATCATAACCTTTTCAGGATTCATAGGTCTATACCAAGCTGTATGTTCATTTAAAAATCCCGCATACTCATTTAAAAACTTCCAAGATCCTTTTTCATTTATATAATCTTTTAGAGCAGCTCCTATTTTTAAAGTAACACCTTCTTCAAACCAAAGTTGATTTATAAGTTTAGCCATATGAAAGTAAGAAGATCCAAACTGTCTTTTCTTTAGTATTGCACAATGTCTATAATATATTTCTGCTAGCATTTCATATAATGCCATATGATATTGTGCATCCCTTAATTTAGGAAATCCAAACTTTTGTGTTTCTTTATCAAATATAGGAAGGAAGTTAAGAAACATATAATAGTCTCTTGTAATATACCAAGATTTATCTCCTGACTTTACAATCAGGCCTTTTCTGCATTTAGCCTTTTCACCATCCCAGTACCTAATAAAATCTTTTGATTTAAATGGAGCAGTACAGTATACATTTTCCTTAGTAAAGTTTACACCTTCTTTAATAAATTCTTCTGATGTTTTATCAAACTTATATTGACCGGGTAGTTTAAATAAACTAATAAGATATTCTCCAAATTCATCTCTGGAACTAAAAGAAGTTAAAGTAATTTCTCCATCTTCCCATGTAGGTATATCTTCATATATTTCACTCATATCCTTGTTGGTCCCAAAACTTCTTTAATAATCTAGAACCGCACTCTGTATTTTCTATTTCTCCAAGTAATGATCCAAGTACTTTATTTTCTTCAAGAAGTCTTCTATTTTCTTTTTCTGTAAGATACAAATCATATTGTATATCTCCAGCATCTTTTCTAATTATTTCAACTTCTTCTTCTAGAAGCTTATACTCTTTTAAGGATACAGTATTCTTTTCTATTTTTACAGGTTCCTTTTTTATTAATGAAATTGTAAACAACAAAGTAAGAACTATTGTAACTCCAATACAAAGTAATACTGCTCTTAATTTTATTTGTTTATTCATTATACTATTTTTTATTTGATCATGTTTCTTTCTAGCTTTTAAAGTATCCTTATACTTTTTGCATAGCAGTTCAAATAATTCTGGATCAAACTCTTGTTTCACTCTACATCTGTATTATCATAAAACATTCTTTGCGAATCTTCAGTATGCCACTTTTCATATCCTTCAGCATTGTAATAATCTTTACACACTAGATAATCAGGTTTTGCTGGAAAAGGTTTTGTTACAAAACTAGGCTCAGTCCATTTAATTCTATTATTAGGTTGTAGCGCTATTTGCCCATTATCAAGTAATATAATATGATGGCTTTTATGTTCCATTGGATCTTCAGATAATGTTAAATCACAATTAGAATCATTACTACCCCAGTTAATTGTAGCATAATATGTACCATCATACCACTTCTTATCTTTCATATATACAGATACAGGAGTATCATATAAATAAGAAAGTTGTACTATAGTAAAGTTATAAGAAAAGCAATTCCATATTTGTAGATAATCAAAAGGTAAATCAGGAGTAGGAGTTTTAGGTTCAGTTAATAATGCGTGTGACGGAAGTTTATCTCTAAGAACTCCATTATCAAGGAGTACTTGAAATAACGCTACCTGTCCAGGCATGCACCTAACAGATATTATTACACCTTCACTAAATTCACCATGACCTTTTTTATCTTGGTATAAGTATTCATTTCTTAAGAATACTTTCATTGGAAAAAAATTATGTTCTATATATGCCATATCTTAACTATCATATGCAAGACCTTGTCCACCACGGACCTGACTTTGCTGTTCTTCTTGTAAATCTTTATATGCTCCTTTAAAAGATGATCTTATTGATTCAAATTTTGCAGCTGCATTTACTAATGAATTTATATTACCATCTCTACCATGTTCAATAGGAACTGTTTCCATATATCTAGCTAGTTTATCAAGCATAGATTTAATTCCTTTATATGCTCTAGAAGTAGGGGTGCTATACATTTCTTCACAAAATGCTAACGCATGTCTTACGGCTCCATCTTCTGTAGAAAACTCTGCCTCTATTTCTTGGAGTATTAATTCTTCTTTGTCTCTTTCTGGAGTATGAAAAAATGGATTTTCTTCTGGGTTAGGATAAGTCATATAAAATATATACTGATATATCTTTAAATAATCATCCGGATAATCATCCATTATTTTCTTTAATGTCTTTAGTGTATAACAATGTTCTGTAGGTACTACAGTATTATTTTCTACATCAAATAATCTTATAATCATAATTAAGGATTTAATAGTCCGTCAATAGTAGCATATGTATCATTTACCAAAAGAGCTGCACCACTAGCCATTATTAACCAAGTATAATCATTAACCATCTCTCCAACAGAATCTGTATAAGAATAATATGCTTTTACATCATTTAATTCTATAGTAGCTGTTGAAAGTTTATAGTTATATAATCCAAATTCATTAATTATAGGAAGTACTATTTCTGTATCTAATTTGATAGTATACGCCATTTTATTTAAATTTTATTCTATTATCATATAACCAATGAATTATACTTATTACTTCATCTTTTAAATAATCAATAGGCATTTGTATTATCTCTTTTATAACAGGGTCTCCTTCCGGAGTATATTTAGTTATAGGATAACCGTAGTCATCTTTACCTTCTTCTTCAAATTTAACATGATGTATATGTATCTTTCCTGGTCTAAGTTTAGGGTTATGCTTTATTATAATATACATATAAATACTGAGTTGTAAGGCATAATGACTAAAATTACAATCATCTAAATGAGATAAAGGTAAAGCCATTCTTTCTGATTTACCTTCCCAATTTTTAAAAGATTTTGTTTTAATTTCTTTGTTTGTTTTATAATCTATTATGTTTACTTTTCCATCAACTACTTCTACTAAATCCGCTTGACCGCAAATACCTGCAGATTTTAGATATACCATATGTTCAGGATACACACCTGGATCTAATTTTTGAATTGGTGCAATTTTAATTCCATCTTCTTCTCCTTTAGGAGCAAATACAGGAATAGTAAAACCTTCTCTTTCTATAGAACTAAAACTACAAATATCTTTTTCTCTTTGGTCATGATAGAAGGTTCCTAAAGTCATTGCACGTATAGATTCATTATTCCATATCTCTTGAATCTTTTTAGGTTTAATACCATACCATTTTGAATTCTTCTTTTTAGAAACTTTAATAGCTACCTTTTCTGCATTAAAAGGATTTTTAAATTTAGATATAAGAGTAGTCACACTAATCCAATTAATATTTTCATCAGCGCTTATACTTTTATAACTATGATCTTCTGCATTAAATATTATACTCATAGCTCATTTAGTTTATCTTCTTCTTCTTGCGTCATAACTGCTTTCCATTTATCTAAAGGACAGTCACTAGATAAAGATCTTAGTTTAAATCCTAGTGCACAACCACATTCTCCACAACAAGGCTGTGTTCCAGGAACAGCACATTTATCTCCTTTTTGATCACAAGAATTACATATCTTAAGTCTTTCATTAAATAGTTTTTCTACAAACTCATCTCTAAGTACTGCATTTTTTATACCTTCTAAAATCTTTTTTCTATTCTTCCAAATTTCCTTTAGACTGAACATTCTTTTTATTTTTAAATTCTTTTTTTCTATTTACTTCATCATAGTATTTGTCTCTAACACCATAAAGCTTTTCTAATAATGACTCTTTATATTTAAAATACTGAAAGCTGTTAAAAGTATAAACATCTTTATTTTTTATAATTTTCTTACATCTATTAATCTCTTTATTAACAGCTTTAATTTTAATATTAAAAACACCTAATCCAGGAGCATTTATTGAAATATAATTAAGTTCTGTTAAAGTAGATCTTAAATCTCTGTAATAAAAATCAACACAAGCAGAAATAAAATTTTTATCAGCGTCTAAATCTTCAGCTATCTCTTTATAAATCTCTTTATATTTTTTAGGTTTCATTTAGCTAAAAACTTATAGTCAAGTAAGATACTTCCGTTTGTTTGTATTTTTAATTTTTTATTTAAACTAATAATCTTTTTATTCTTTCTATCTTTTATTACCAGTTTATTCTTTGCACACTTATTAATACAGTTTCTTACTGTTTGTTGTGATTTAAATATTTTATATTCCTCAGCTGCATCATAACAAAAATCAGTAAGTTCAATTGGTCCTGATTCACTTAATAGCGTTAAACATTCTAGTTCAGAATTACTCACCGCTATACTATTTATATAACAGTGAGTTAATATCTGATATTTAATGATATCTTTTTTAGACATCACTACACGCTTTTGTACCTGATTTACAATTGCCATTATTTTTTCTTAAGCGTTCTTTTCTTTGGCTGAGGTTTTGTTTGAGGCTCTTCTTCCATTTCTTCAGGTGGATTCATCATCATTGCAAATTGCATCTGAATCTGAGCTCTTTTAAATCTAACTTCATCTAACTTCATAAGAGTCTCTTCATATTTGTGTTGAGCATCTAAGTAAGGAATAGATTCAGTATAAAAATCTAGCATTTCTTTTTTCTTTTTTGCTAGTTCTTCTGGAGACATTTGCTCCATTTCTTGTTCTGTTGGTTCTGCTGTCATCATAATGTATATAATTTAGATTTAAACAAATATATACATTTAAAGTTTAAACATCAAATATTTAAACATAAAAAAGTCTCCCCATTGCTGAAGAGACTTTATAACACACATAATTACACTATCTATTTTTTAGCGTAAAGTTTAATAATGTGATTAAATAAAACTCACGGGAGAGATCTATTTCAATTGCAAATATATCTAGAGATGAGATTCTAAGTTTTATAATAACTTTATCCCATTGTTTATTTCTTGCATTCCAACCATTTCTTATTTTCATAACTATAGACTTAATAACATATCAATTAATTCTTGTTGAGGAGCCATATCAAACTTACCTTTTCTACAGTTTGTATGATTCCATAATCCTTTGGTTTCCGTACACATAGATACACTACATATATCAAAAGCTTCTGCGCCTTTTTCTTTTATTAAATCTACTAACCCTGCTGTAGGATCTATATTATCTCTATTAGCTATATATAGAATTAAGTTTCTTAAAGATCTTAGTTGCTCATCAGAGTACTTATGCCACTCTTTAAAACCTCTGAACTTATCTTTTAGTGTAACTACCTGATTCTCATGTGGTATAGTACCCGCATATGTTCTTCCATTACGTATATATCCAAAGTTACAAACTTCTATACCTACAGAATGTCTATGCATTACTGAGTTGCCCGTACCTAAGTGCCATCCGTATCCTCCTTCAGGCATACACTGAACTATTTCTCCATCATATTTAGAATCATTGTTCTTAATATTCTGTCCACCAATAACAAATTCTGTAGCTACTCTACCTCTTCTATCATTATTCCAGTGATCTACTGTGTTATAAGGATTATTCCATCCTGCAGTATGATGCAAGAATATCCAATGTTTACCTCTATCCCCTCCAAAGTATTCATCAGGAGATAAATAATGTTTGTTTATAACCAGGTTACCTTCTATAATCTTTCTTTCTTTTTGATCAGTATCTAGTATACCCATTGCATTCATAGTCTTAGGACCTACTATACCATCTCCCCAAAGATTATTTTCTTTTTGAAACTTTATTACTGCTTCTTTTGTTTTGGGCCCAAAGATCCCATCAGCAGTGATACCTAGATACTCTTGTATATCTTCTACAAGAGATCCTTTACTTCCTTGTTTGATTAACATCATTTTTTTGTTTTACTAAATTTATCCATTGATGTAAGACCTAATGCACCAAATGCAAATAAAGCTACAGCATCTACTAGATACTCAGCTGGTCTAATCTCTTCAGGACTAAACGTATTAGCTATTAAACACGCTACAAGAGCAAATATACATATTAATCCGGATAATCTCTTAGATGAGTAATTTCCTGACTCATCACTTAATAATTGTTTAAAGAAAATTTTCATAATTTAGTTTTTAAGAATTTGCATAATCTATATATGCCATATAAGATCAACAATATTAAAGATAGATATATTCCTTTATTTATAAGTTGTTTCCACTTAGGAGTTTTTTCATAATACTTTATAGGTATTTTTCTTTCTATAATCTTTTCTACTGTTACAGTATCACATTTACCACTGATATAAACAGAATCATGAATAGTATCATGATATATTTCAATTCTTAGTCTTTCCTTTTCTATAACTAAAGTATCCTTTCTAATTTCAGTCCAGAAATGTTGAGAGAATACTGTATCATGTTCTACCTTTTCTACAGTAAGTCTTACAGTATCTACTACTTCTACACTATCTATAGTTAATAAATATGGATGTTTTTCTACTAGTCTTGTAAATCTTGTTTTTGGACTACAAGAAATAAGTGTCAATAAAAGCAGTAAACTAAATATTATATGTTTACTTTTTACTTGCATGTATAGCTTGAATAATTCTAAGTTCCATTTGACCCATTTCAGTTTTAAGTTCTGAAATAGATGCTTCGTTCTTAGATCTGTTTTCTTCTACCTGGTCTTTTAAGATGTCAATTCTTTTATGCAATGTTATTTGTGACTCTTTCTTGTTTGCTTTAATTTCTTCCATGTCTTTGCTTAGATTATCTAAGACTACTTGTTGGATAGAAACTTTATTTTTCAAACTATACCATACTGTTAAAGCTCCTATTAAAGCTGAAAGTAATGACACTAAAGCGTCAAAACCTATTTGCATACTTGTAATTTCCATCTCGCATTCTTATAAATAAATAATATATGTATATAATATACAAAAAATTATTTAAATATACGAGTAAACACGTAGGTTTAAATAGGAAATTTATGAGAGTCTATACCTCTATGATAAATATCCACACCTCCTTTAGTATCTCTTCTATATCTAATGTTTAAGATTCTACCTCCTACAGGTTTAATTGGAGCACCTCTTTCTACATGCCAACCTTTGGATCCATCACCATATTCTTCTTTGTAAGTACCTGTGAGCATCATATGGATTTGTCTTTGTTCTTGTCTGTAATTATCTCTACCTTGGATTAATCTATCTCTTACATCATTTCTAGCTGCATTCTCATGTATATGACCCATAGTAAATACATCAAAGTCTTCATACATTTCTAAAGCTCTAGTAAGATTTAATGCTCCTTTAGTTACTATACCTCCTCCACCTGATCCGTGAAAATATCTTATTTTCATAGTTCTTATTACTCCACCTCTTTCTGTTTTTTTACCTCTAAGAAGTTGATTTACAAGTATCCAGCCACCGTAGCCACCTACTTGTACATTAGTATTATTTTCATGATTAAGCATTTTAACAAACCTAGCAAGTATATCTGTTTCTTGCCATTTAATAATAGCTGTTTCATGATTACCATATCCTATAACAGTAAGTAAATGAGAGTATGGTGACCACCATTTTACAGCAGTATCTACAATACTATCTAAATATTTTGCATTGT